CCGTGTCATCATAATTAAATAATCTGCAAGTGTGGGGACGGGGTCACTCCCGTCCTCTTTCTTGCACTCAATCATATGCGGAGGTGATTCCTATAGCTGAGAAATACACGACCGAAAAAGTCAACGCCGTATATGACGGCGATGTATTCACCATCACAAATCTTACTCCCATACATAAAGACGACAGACCGGAAAAGAAACGACAGATTGAGAAATCCTTATATGCCGTCTTTAGCAAATACTTCAACCCCAAGAACAAGCGATAACTAATTCTGCAGGCCGCCTCATGCAGGGCAGTCCTGCACATCGAAGGGAGTAAAACATGGATTTTATTTACACAAGACAATCTGTGGATCGTGAAGATAGTATCTCCATCGAAAGTCAAATTGAGCTCTGCATGAGAGAGGTCACATCGAGCGAACACAAAGTATTCAGAGACAAGGGCTACAGCGGCAAGAACACAGACCGACCGGATTTCCAAGAGATGATGGCACAGATACGAGAAGGCGGTGTGCGCCGTGTTATCGTTTATCGTCTGGACAGAATCAGCCGTTCCGTTCTGGACTTCGCCAGCCTAATCAACGAGTTCCAAAAGTACGGTGTTGAGTTCGTCTCCGTCACGGAGCGCTTCGACACCTCAACCCCCATCGGCAAGGCCATGCTGATGATCGTCATGATTTTCGCCCAGCTTGAGCGTGAGACCATCCAACAGCGTGTCATGGACGCATACCGTTCCAGAAGCAGAAAAGGTTTCTATATGGGTGGCAGAATTCCTTACGGTTTCTCTCTGAAAGACACCATCATCGAGGGAATCAAAACCAGTATGTATGTGGCAAAGCCAGAGGAAATTAAAGTGGTCAAGCTGATCTACGAGATGTATTCAGACCCACAGGTATCCTTTATGGATGTTATCAAGTATCTCAAAGAGCAAGGCATCAAGACACCCGACGGCAAGAACTTCAGCCGAATGCGTCTTCGTGACCTTATCATCAACCCCATCTATGTCAAAGCAGACAGTGCAATCTTCGAGTTCTTCCAGTCACAGGGAGCAGAAATCGTCAATGACATTTCCCAGTTCATTGGTACGAACGGTGCCTACTTATATACTGGCGACAACGCTGAAAAGAGAAAGGCGATTTCCATCAACGGTCATGTTCTGGTTCTTGCGCCACATGAGGGCTTCATCGAATCTGAACAATGGTTGCTCTGCCGCCGTAAATGCCTCAATGTGCGCCAAATTGCAAAACCTGTCAAGGCAAAGAACACATGGCTTGCAGGCAAAATCAAATGTATCGATTGCGGATATGCACTCGCACTCAAAAGTTATCCTCGCAAAAGAAAAGAAGCGGCCAGATATTATATGTGCAATAGCAAATATGTATCAGCCTCCTGTGATGGCGTTGGTTCAATTCCCGCCATTGAAATTGAAGATATCGTTTTCGATGAAATGACTCGTAAGCTCGCTGAATTTGACCAGCTTGCTCACAAGGAAAAGAAAGGCGACAGTTTGCAAATCGCCAAATATAAAGTGCGCATGGATCAGATTGAAAAGGAAATCAATATCCTAATCGACAAACTGATCGCATCAAGCAGCACAACCGCCGAATATGTCAATGAGCGCATTGAAGCTCTGGACGCCGAAAAGCGTGATCTAAAAGAAAAAATTGCCCAGCTCTCCGCAGAACTTTACGGAAAGCAGGACATTGATGTTATCAAGAACTATATGGACAAATGGGCCGACATTGATATCCAAGATAAGATTACCGTCGTGGACGCTCTCATTGAAACTATTCATGTCGGGCATGGGAATGTGCAAATTAAATGGAAGATTTAATCATGGTATGCTGATTGATTAGCCTTAGCGATTCCATCAGAGTACAACGATTTTTTCATTCGTCTCAAACTAATCATTTGGGACGAAATACATATATCAAGATGTTAATTTATAAGAGCACTGTAAAAGTACAATGATGTTATAAGCGAACATCTTAAATGAATAAAAGAACAAGGGCGGGTGTGGATACATTTCCATTCCTGCCCTTTATTTTTTCGCCCCAAATTTCCAGTACCATTTCGGCAATAAACTACTCCCGCTGCCGAAATGATATTTGTCATGAAAACTATACAATTTTTGTGACAGAGCGGACGCAAAAAAAAGGAGAGCCCGCCCTGCAAATTACAGGGAGAACTCTCCTAAAAATGTTCATATCCATTTGATATTTTACACCCACAAAATATCAGAATAGTTTAGATTTTTGCGGCCTGTTACAGGCCATGGTTGTCCTCGATAAATGTATGGTTCTCCATACGATGCTCGTAGGACTTCTTGATGATGCCGTAGACAATATCGATTTCACCATTGGTCATATCGTGGTCTCCCAGGAACTTCTCGTACTTGTCGTACACCTTGAAGATTCTGTTGAACTCCTCTCTTGAGACAGGAATACTGTGGTCTGCGGCTCTATGAGAAAAGTCGATGATGCGGTCACGGCTGCTCTGAACGAACATCTCTTCGGTGAGTTTCGTGTTGGCGTTCAAGGCCGTAGTCACATCGCCAAGGCTTTTGGTGATGCCGACAATAGAATCGTCATACACTTCAGCCCGGTCATTGACCCACTGCATCCAGCTATTGCGCTTAGTAATATTGTCCTCTGAATAATGTGCATTCACATCGCTCAGAAGCTGCTTGACCTCTTTTAAGGTTTTGGTCGCATCTTCCTTTTCAGCCTTTCTCCGGGAAAAGAACTTGCGGAGCTTCACCCATTCAGGGACAACCTTTCCTTTGAACTCAAGGAACTCGCCAACCAGGTTCATCACCAGAAGGCAGGCGACAATAGCCAGACCGACTTTCTCAGGCACACTCAGATATTCAATAAAGCTAATCATGTGCCTTATTCACCCGCCTTTTCTGCAGGCGGGTTGATGATATTGCTCATGTCGCAGAGATCGTCGATCATATTGCTAACAACATTCAGGTCAATATCATAGTTGATAGTATCGGCGGAAGCCTTAACCATGGCAAGAACCCACTCTTTCTTCTCTGCGCCAGTCTTGAACTTGCCTTCGGCAACCTCCATGTAACCCATGACCATCTCAAGCATACCAGGCCAGTTCTTTTCTTTGATGGCTTTCTGGACATACTCAATCAGTTTGATGACCAGGGGGATCGTAGCGGCTAAGCCAGCCACAACAGATAAAGCTAACTCTACCCATTCCATACTGCGTACCTCCTATGTTTATATTGATGGGCTTTCGATGTTATCGTCGCCCGGAGCGAACCCGCTCGCTTTTGCAGCGGCATACTTGATACCTTCGCCGTCAGCGCCAGTATTTTCCGCTTCGCTCTTATGTACGATCTTGCTCAGCACCACACTCGCTGCCGTACCAATCGGTGTGAAACACACCGACCAGCACGCCAAGGCGCCAGTATAGCCATAGGTGATACTTCTCCATGCGAGAACAAAGCCACCCGCCAGACCGACAGCCAAAAAGAGGATGATGTACAGAGCCAGACGATTGGAGAAGCCCAGCTTCCCAAGATGTCTAAATAGGCCAGATTTTTGTTTCGGCGCTACTCGTTTACCTTTTGCGGACACGATGCTCAATCCAACCTCCCTCCTTTATAACTGACATATTTTCAATGTCTTCTTATGCCTTGCCCATCAACTGAGCAAAGCGGAACAGAACAGTCACGAACTGCTCACGGGTCAGCATATCCTGCCACATCCCGTTAAACTCTGTGGCGTTGTTACCAGCAATCAGACCGTTGTCCACAGCCCACTGCCGAGCCTGCTCGCTGTACTGACTTGCGTCGTTGTCCTGCAGACTCTTTCTGTACTCCAGCCACAGTTCCTCAAACCGCTTCACATCCATGTCATCTTCCTCCTCCACAAGAGAATAATCGGGCGTGCCGTAGCCGCCGATTTTTGCGTATGAGAGAGAATAGCTCTTCTCATTTACTGATCCGCCGTTCTCAACAACACCGGGGTCGCTTGATGTATTACCCTCGATTGTGTAGACCCGCTTGCTGTCCACAGCAACAACCAGGCCGGTATGGTAAGAGGTTGCACCGCCATCCTCAGAGAAGAAAATCTGATCTCCGGGCTGGGGGTTGGTTTTATGGAAGCGCCCCATGTTTCTGTAATACTGGGCAGAATATGTGCAGCCTGCGCCGCAACCCTTCATAGGCTGATTGGTCATCTTCCATGCCAGTTCAACACCGAAGGTAGTCACGAAGCACCAGTCCACGAACATATCGCACCAGGCATAACCATTCTTTGGGAAGTTGTACACGCCGAGCTGATCCAGGTCTCTGGCATATTTCGTCCAGTTGTTTCTGCCTGCGTTTGCAGTATTACTGTCGAGTTGGCTATTGCTTGCTTTTTCGAGATAACCGACCTGGCTCTTAGCCGTGGCGATAACTCTTTCAACAGCAGTCAAATTAACCACTCCTTCCGTTTGAGGTGTGGAAACATACTTGTCGTAATAGACCTGTCCAAAGCTGGCACGCTTTCTCTGGACGCTCTCGTCCTGATTGGCAGGTCGCTCAAAATTGAACAGTACGGCGTTAGATGCCTCCAAAATAGAAGAAGCGTTCCTGAGCACACTCAGAACGCCACTGTAACTCTCAGTCAATTCCTTCCAGAGGAAATTGAGCTGCATATTCAAATCTCCGATAGATACTCCAAGGCTGTTTGCGAAGTCCAGCAAAGCCTGCTTGCGAGACCAAAAAGTCCACTGTGCCAGACCGAAGCCTTGAGAATCCTTGACAAACTTTTTGTATGAGCCATTATCAACGGCAGTTACATATTCGGCGTCTGTCATACCGAGTTTCTTGTTGCCGGTGTTTTGGAGATTGTTGGGTATCAGGCCAGACTCTGCGTACAGGTTACCCATCAGACCCGCCACACCATAGTCGTTCAAGCCTTTTCCATGGAAGAAATCCCATATCGTTTTCTCAATCGACATCACAACACCTCCCATTTACACTGATGAAAGTCCAGTTTTATACTTATTCTGTGACTTCATCTTCGCCCTGCTTTTCCCATGCCTGTGCATACTCTTCGGGAGAATACACGGTATCAACAATGCACAGATACAGAGCGCTGTCGGTGTAGATCATGTACTCGCCAACATGGTACATGTCAGTCGTACCTGCCACAGGCTTGCACCAGGGACGGGCAGTCTCAGGGGTCTTACCATGCAGGGGTCTCCAGAAAGTAGCCCATGAAGAAGAGCCGGGAACGATGTCGGGGTACACTGCGTTATCATGTGCCTGATGACACTCCCAGGTCTGACCCTCTGCATTGCGCACATCACCAACAACATAAGCACCCGCAGCCCAGTCATCATACAGAGCAGACACTGTAATCATCTGGTCGTCATCCAGTTCGACAGTGGGCATCATGATCTTCACAAAGGACA